TGCTGAGAAGGCTTACAACCTACACTTCATTGACAAATACTCTGGCATAAAAAAATGGCATCAGAGTTTACAGACTGAGGCCATCAAAAACAAATGTATTACTTTGCCAACGGGTAGGCAGTTTGCATTCCCTCATGCCAAGAGAACAAAGACAGGGGGTGCAACGGGAGCTACAAAGATAAAGAACTATCCCGTACAGGCATTAGCTACGGCAGACATTGTACCATTGTGTCTTGTCGCATTGAGAGAGGAGCTGCAAAAAAATAAATTAAGAACTACAATAGTGAACACGGTGCATGACAGTGTATTGCTCGACTGCCCGAATGAAGAAGTTGATAGGGTTGAACAACTTGTAGAAGATGTATTATCTCCTAGTTCAACTAAAGATCGTATCTATTTATACTATAACATAAACATGGATGTACCCCTTCCTATTGACACAAAAACAGGAAGTAACTGGCTTAATATGTCTTGACAAACATGGCTATTTTATGTATAACTGAGGGTCTTGTCTTTACACAAAGAAAGGAAAAAGAATGGCTGAAACACAAGAACTAGTAAAGATGGAGGAGTCTGCTGTATTGGCAGAGTTAGCCAAGAGTTTTGGTGAAACAGGTGGTGAGTCTAGCTCATCTAGTTCCCTAGCTAGATTAAGGATAGAGAGGGAGAACCTAGAGGATAGCAACGGTGATATCATCTGTCCATCTGGACACTTCTCAGTAAGTACCGAAGAAGGTAAAGTATATGCGAAAGAAGTATCCTTTCGTTACTATGAACATCGTTATAGATACAAGCGTTACGATGCATTTGCAGAGCGAGTTACTAAGGACGGTGAAAAGGTACAGGGATCATACATACATTCTGTACTAGTTAAAGGGCCACGCGATGAAGCCCCATCAGATGATGGTGACTTTCAGTGTGGTAGACCCCTTGAGTATATCAAAGATTGGAAGTCTCTTAGCAAAGATAGGCAGGAGTTCTTACGATCTTGTAGGCTAATGATTATCTTTTATGGTGAAGCAACTATGAAAGGTGTCAACGAAGAGGGGAAAAAGACAGAGGTTACTTTACCTGTAGAGATAGAGCTATCGGGTAAGACCTCTGGTAAAACTTTATCTAAGTTTTTCTTGGATATGGTTTCAAAGAAACGTGTTCTTCCTAACTCTAGAATTGTTAATATGAAGAGCAAGAGAGTGTCTGGCGGTGTCACGTACTACGATATAGATATATCTGTTACGGATGATACATCTTATCCTATGGACGATGATACGGTAGCACTCTTCAGTAAGTTCCACGATCACATAGCTCAGATTAATAAGTGGGTTATGGAGAAGCATACGTCAGCTAGTGGTTCGGCAATGTCTGAAGGAGATGACGATTTTATAGATCTCAATGAGGATGCTGCTTAATGGATTTGAAGTTAGCAAAGGTTCTTAGTTGGCTTCAGAAAAATATGGATGGGGAGGTGTCCATGACGGAGGACACCATCTCCACCGTATGCAATGATGTAGCTGATGCACTGCGTAAGCAGTTTGCTTCTTCAACAAATAGGAGAGAGTTTAAAGCAAGACCATCTAATCTTGGTAGGCCCTTATGCCAGTTACAGATGGAGAAGAAAGGTGAGAAAGGTGTAGCACCCTCTTATAATTTCATCCTACGAATGATGGTAGGAGATGTAGTAGAGGCTATACTAAAGGGCGTTATAAAAGAAGCTAATCTAGAAGGATACAAGTCCTCTCAAAACCTTACCACTAAGATAGGTAAGCATACAGTAACGGGAGAGGCTGACTTATCTTTCGATGATGGCAGAGTAGATGACATAAAATCTACTTCAGACTTTGCTTTTAGAAATAAATTTATTAGCTGGAATGCATTAAAAGAGAAAGATTCTTTTGGATACGTAACACAGTTGCACGTATATGCTTCCGCTACAGGTAAACCTGCTGGAGGTATATGGGCAATGAACATAGCCACTGGCGAACTCAACAGGATAGAAAGCACTGACACCACGGCAGAAGTGTCTAGCATTTTAAAAGAAGCAGAGAAGAAGATAGATGCATTAGTTTCAGACGCACCTTTTAAAAGATGCTTTGAAGATGAGCCAGAAACATTTAATAGAGTGCTTACTGGCAACAGAAAGCTAGGTATGGAATGTTCTTGGTGCAAATATAGATTTAGTTGTTGGCCTAATTTACAAGAGAGAGAGTCAGTATTCTCTAAGGCAAAGAGCAAACCTATAGTAGCATACACACAGTTAAACTCTATGGGAGAGGAAGCAGCATGAGTATGCAAAGTAAATTTGGTTTAACTACTTATGGTTGCATACAACTATAAAATAGCACATGGTTTTAGATCAGGTTTAGAAGAAAGAGTATGCGAACAATTAGCTTTCTTAAACATACTAGATTGCTATGAAATTAAAAAGATACCTTTTGTTCAACCAGAAAAGAATAGGAATTATACACCAGACTTTTGGTTACCTAACGGAATAATAGTAGAAACAAAAGGTGTATTTACTGTACAGGATAGGCAGAAACATTTACTAATAAAAGAGCAATACCCTGATTTAGATTTAAGGTTTGTATTTTCTAACTCTAAAAATAAATTAAGAAAAGGAAGCAAAACCACCTACGCAGATTGGTGCAACAAGTATGGTTTTATATTTGCCGATCAGCTTATACCTGAGGAATGGGTCAACGAAAAAAAGAAGAGAGGCAACAATGAAAATAAAAAACCGAATGAACCTGCTACCAAACGAATTGTGCGTACTAATAAAAGTAAGGTCAGAACTACCTGAAGAAAAACAAATTGAATTTGACATATTACCAATACTTCACGAAGATATGTCAGAGCTATCCGACTCTGCGTTAGATACTGTCACAGATATAATGAAAGCAATGTGCGCTGTCGCAGTTCTTGAGCCACCTGCTCTAGATGTTTTGCTTGAAATATATCATGATAAGTTTCAAGACATGGAAAGAATGAGAGTACAAGAAGAGACTGAAGGTGTAGTCATACCCTTTCCTTTCCCACCCGTAACTAAACACTAAAAGGACATATTATGAAGGATATGGTGAACAACCCACCGCACTATAATCAGAGTGGGATAGAATGCATAGATGCAATAGAAGCTGCACTACTACCTAACTTTAAATATTATCTTCAAGGCAACATACTGAAGTATCTTTGGCGGTTTGACTACAAGGGTAAACCAACTGAAGATTTAAAGAAGGCACAATGGTATTTAAATAAGTTAATAGAAGTTGTAGAGGAAGAAGAGAACGAAAGGAGTTTATGAAGTGTCATCGTTTAAATCTAACAACAATCCTCAATTTAGAAATAAATTCTCAGAAGATATATTTAAATACAAGTATGCACACGATAGTTGTGAAACATGGTCTGACCTCGCATCGACACTCGTAAAAGATGTGTGTGGTTCGTTGCGAACAGGTGAACAGAACCTGATGACATTAGACGAGCAAGACGCTCTTACTAGGTACATAGATGAATTGAAGTTTATTCCTGGGGGTAGATATCTTTACTATGCAGGACGCAAGAAACGGTTCTACAATAACTGTTTCTTATTAAAGGCAGAGGAAGACACGCGAGAGGATTGGGCTAACCTAAGTTGGAAAGCTGAGTCCTGCCTGATGACAGGAGGCGGTATCGGTGTAGACTACTCTGTGTATCGAGAGGCAGGTAAAGTTCTTGGGGGATCTGGTGGTTTATCTTCTGGCCCTATACCCAAGATGCAAATGATAAACTCTATAGGACAGAAGGTGATGCAAGGTGGATCTCGTAGGTCTGCTATATACGCATCTCTGAACTGGAAACACAAAGATGTATCTACGTTCCTCCACGCGAAGGATTGGGATACGATGCCAGTGGGAGACACTGGTTTTACTTTGAAGCAAATAAAAGAGCAGGACTTTAACTTTCCTGCACCCTTAGATATGACAAACATATCTATCAATTATGATACAGAGTGGTTGCTAAACTATTGGAATGGCGAAGGGTACGGAGATACGTTTAAGGAAAATGTAGCCCAAGCTATGCGTACAGGGGAGCCTGGGTTTAGCTTTAATTTTATGGAGAACGAAAATGAAACGTTACGTAATGCCTGTACTGAGGTGTGTAGTGCTGATGACAGTGATGTATGCAATCTTGGCTCTATCAATTTTGGTAGAATTGAGGACATATCTGAATTAGCTGATATAGTAAATCTTGCTACAAAGTTTCTGATATGCGGAACACTTAGGGCAGAGTTACCTTATCAGAAAGTCTATGATGTTAGGGAAAAGTC